TTAATTAATGAATTGCATTGTCGTCACGTATTACTTTATGGATATATTACAGAAACCGATAACAATAACATTGGTGCTACTAACTTATTCTCGCACATTGGTGTTATCAAGAATCCAGAATTTAAAGTAGATCCTGCTCCAGATGTATTTGATAATAGAATTGCAGTAACTACTGATAATTACAAATTATTAGAAGTTGATAAAACTGTTGTTCAATTAGATGATAATAATATAGTAACATTTTCTGGACGTGTGCACGAAATTGATGAAGATGCAAATACCGTTTATATTTCGGAATACATGGGTCCTTATCAAAATTTAACTGATGAAGATACTTCATTTAATATTACAAAAAATCTAGTCAACGAACTAAGCCAACAAGTTGAGATAAATACACCAGTAGAAGATAATGTAGTCATATCCGACTACGTCCAAAAAACTGGAAAAGTATACTTTATGGAAGATTTTGTCCCATTGGAAAGATCAAAATTTTCTCGAGAAGAATACAAGTTAGTATTAGAATTTTAAGGAAACCTAAAGAAGATGCCTATTAATACAGACTTAAATATCGCGCCATATTTTGATGATTTTGATCTTGAGAAACAATTCTATAAAATCTTGTTCAAACCTGCGTACGCGGTACAAGCAAGAGAGCTTACTCAACTTCAAACTATCCTTCAAAACCAAATTGAACAGTTTGGTGATAATGTATATAAAGAAGGTAGTATCATCAAAGGTTGTAACTTCACCAATCTAAACGGCTTACAATATGTTAAAGTTAAAAACAAAGCCGGTGGTGATTTTGACATTACCACGTATGTTAGTGGCCCTTCAACTGAAGTTATTAATGGTGTCGAAACAGATATCGACGTTATTTACGAGCTTGAAGGTGACGAGACTGGTCTTAAAGCTTCTGTAGTTGCAGCAGAACGTGGTTTCGAAACTCGTCCACCAGATCTTAATACATTCTTTATTAACTACTTGAATTCTACAAATCTTTTCCAGCAATTCCGTACTGGTGAGGTTCTTAAGATTACTCGTAAGAAATATAACGGTAAAGATCTTTATAGCACAGAACCTAATATTGACAGCATTCAGGTAACAGAACTTGCAGATCCCGTTGGTAAATCATTCGGTATTCAGGCATCGCCGGGTGTTATTTTCCAAAAGGGTCATTTCTTATTTGCCGATGCACAAACACTAATTGTTTCTAAATACACAGACCAACCTGATGATTTGTCAGTGGGTTATGAAGTAGATGAATCTTTAATTAGTTCGCTTCAGGATGAAAGCCTTTACGATAATGCTAACGGCTCCACCAACCAAAATGCGCCAGGCGCAGATCGTCTAAAACTTGTTCCTAAACTAGTTGTTAAATCTACTGCCGAAGCAGATATTGATGCTAGCTTCTTTACGTTGATTCGTTACCAAAATGGTTCAGCTGTTACGTTGAGAGACATTTCCCAATACAATGTAATTGGCGAAGAAATGGCTAAGAGAACCTACGAAGAGTCTGGCAACTATATTGTAGATAAATTTAAAGTTGATATGGATCGTCGTGACGATCAGCTAACTGCGCTTGTAGGTAAAGGTACTGCTTACGTTAAAGGTTTCCGCGTAGAAAATAGTGGTAAGGTTGATTTTAAAGTAGATCAAATTACTAAAACTGCTATTCAAGCAAACCAAGCAACTTCAGTTGATTACGGTAGTTATGTAGATATTGTTGATATTAGTGGTTATGTAGATGTTTTTGGTACTTATGGCGCAGGCACGTTCAGTGTAGATTTACAAAATTCTAGCCAAACTAAGATTGGTACTGGTTTAGTTAAGAATATTACTCCAACCCGTTTGTATATGTTCGGAGTTAAAATGAACTCCGGACAAAGTTTTGCTAATGTTACTCGCGTTGTTGGTGCAAGTGGTGTAATTACTATTGCAGCTGGTTCTAGATTAAAAGAAGTTGGTAAGTCACCTGTTATATTTGATACTGGTACATTCAGTCTTAAAGAAACTACTGATATGATTATACCAGTGCGTGCAATGCTTGATGTATTTGTAACATCAAATGAAATTACATTAGTACAAGGCTCTGATATTGGTGTTAACGAAGACTTTGCGTTAAATCAAAGCGACATTGTAGTAGTTGATGCTTCTAATACTTACATTCCTGTATTAAGCTGGTCAGTAACAAGTAATGGTACTGTACTTTCTGTACAATTAGATCCAGCGGCAGGTTCAGATCCTGTTGCATCTATTTACTTTAATAAGCGTATTGGTAATGCAACTGCTAACTCTAAGGTTCTCGAAAAGCCCTATGTAAAAGTTCAGTACGATGCCGATACCACTAAGTATACTCTTGGTTTCCCAGATGTATTTAACATTGAAGAAATCATTGATTCTGTAACTGGTGTTGATTATAAAGATAGCTTTGTCCTAAGAAGAAACCAGAACGACCACTTTTACGATATTTCGTACATGGAATTAATTCCTGGTCGCCCATTCCCAACAGATGGCGCTCAATTGTATATTAAACTAAACATCTTTAGATTAAATACTTCTGGCGGCGGTGATGGCTTCTTTACTATTAACAGCTATCCAATTGATGATACCTCGGCGGTCTTACCATCAGACAAGATTCGTTCAAACGATCTAAAAGCATATATTGGCACAAATGGTTACACGTATAATCTAAGAGAATGTTACGACTTTAGACCTTATGCCAACAAAGATTCGCAAGCAAGTTATATTGCTGTAACGCAAGGTGCTGCACCATTACTTACAACTCCTGTCGGTGGTTACAATCTCACTTTCCAAAACAGAGATTTGTTAGTACCTGCTCTTAACTCAAGCATTACATCTGACATTGAATTCTACTTAGGTAGACGTGACGTAATTACTATTGACTCTTATGGTATATTAAAACTTATTAAGGGTGAAGAAGATGAGCGTCCAGTTCGTCCTGCCACAAGCCCAGATGAATTAATGGTTTCTGAAATCAGCGTTCCAGGTTACCCAGCTCTAACTCCACAGGAAGCTGCTGAGCAAGGTAAGCCAGCATATGCAGTTAAGGTTAAACATCTTGGTACTAAGAACTACACAATGCGCGATATCGAGAAAATCGAAAAACGCATTGAAGGTTTAGAATACTACATCAGCTTAAATCAACTAGAACAACAAGCAGAAAATATGCTAATTCTAGATGAAAACGGTTTAACAAGATTTAAGAATGGTTACGTTGTAGATCCATTCAATGATTCTAAAGTTGCTAATACTGAAGATCCTAATTACAAAGCTGCTATTCACTTCGATAGAAGCTTGCTATCAGGCGCGTTAAATACGTTCCCAATAGATCTTAAGTATAAGACTGGTGTAGGTGCGTCTATCTTCCCTTCGACTGACGATGCAGAAATTGCGTCACTAAGTAGATCGGCTAATGTTAAATTGCTAGGTCAGCCATATGCAACTAACTTTAGAAACTGTGTAAGTAACTTCTGGAAATATGACGGTAACGCTGTTCTATCACCGAGTCATGATATGGCGCATGATACCGTACAAAACCCAACTCCATTTGAAATTGATATTACTGGCGTATTCCAAGATCTTCAAGAAGCATTTCCTCTAATGGGTGTAGAATGGACTGGTCAAACTAGTCTAACTAATCGTAGAGCAGTAGGACGCACATGGGTACAAGACGTGCAGGAAACTGGCCGCGTAATGGAATTGCAAGTTAATGATGGCGGATCAAATGCAGTTGGTGATTTCGTTACTAATGTTCAGTTCCAACCATTTATGAGATCTCGCGATGTTAGGATTTTTGTAAGTGGTCTACGTCCTAATACACGTCATTATTTCTTCTTTGATGGTGTTGATGTAAATGCTCATGTTGCACGAGCAACATCATCAAGATGGGCTCGCTTAATTAGAAGAGTTGGCGGTTTCGGTAATTCAGTAGAAACTGATTCACGCGGTGTATTGCGTGCTGTATTTAAAATCCCAGCTGGTAAATTCTATGTTGGTGATCGAGTTCTAGAAATTGCTGACGTCGATAGTTATGCTGATATTGAATCTGCTGCTACTTCTGTTGCTGAAGTAACTTACCATGCATTTAATATTACTCAAGAAAAAACAACTATCAATACTCGTATCCCAGAGTTTGAAGTTGAACAAGTTGGTACTACAACAAGAAACGTAGCTCAACGTATTACACGCCGTGGTGATCCATTGGCTCAAACATTCTTTATTAAGAAAGGTATGGGACGTGGTTCTAACACTGTTTACGCATCACGTATTGATCTATTCTTCAAGAGAAAGAGTGATATTAATGGTGTAACTGTTATGATTCGTGAAGTTGTAAATGGTTATCCATCACCAGCTATTATTCCATTCTCCAAGATTCATTTAACACCAGAAGAAGTTAATGTTTCTGACGATGCTTCAGTTGCAACAACTATTGACTTTGAAGCACCTATCAGAATGGATGTAGAAAAAGAATACTCGATCGTTGTAATGCCAGATGCAAACGATCCTAACTACCTAATCTTTACTTCTAAGGTTGGTGGATTGGATTTAACTCCGGGAGCAACTCAAGGTAAGTCAGTTGTTCAAGACTGGGGTGACGGTGTTCTATTTACATCAACTAACAACAAAGCATGGAAGTCTTACCAAGATGAAGATGTTAAATTTAACTTATATCGTCACGACTTTACTGCAGCGACTGGTTCTGTAACATTAACTACAAACGATCACGAGTTCTTTACATTAAGTAACTGGGATGGTCGTTTTGAATCTAATGAACCAGTGTATCAAGAGTTAACTCTTCAAGGTTCAACTTCTGCAACAGTTAGTATTCAAGGTGATGTAGTAACCGGCACTGCACTTGGTGATACTTATTCTGCAGGCGATTATATTAAAATTACTGATTCGCAAGGTAACAATGCTGACCTTTACAGAATCATTGATTTTACAAGTCCGACAGAAATGGTTGTAGATAAGAATGCCGATGGCGATATTATTAGTGGTATTGGTACTCCAGTTATCACTGGTATAATATCACACTACAATAAGTACAACCGTGCAGAAATGCATCTTAAAGAAAGTTCTGCGACTGCTGCTAAGAAATTTACAGCTGGATCGACTATATACGGTTTGTTCTCAGGCGTACAAGGTACAATTGATACTATTGATAATATCCAATTAAGCTATGTACAACCATTAATTCAGAAAACAAACGATGGTGTTACTACGACTTCAATTTCTGGTACGTTTGTTGATCCAAACAATCCAGTAAACATTTATGAAATGCCAATGAAGTTTGGTGATAACAATACATTCGTTAAAAATGGTGTACTTGTTTACAGTAAGTCAAACGATATTCTAGGACAGAAACCGTTTGATATTACGATTAATATGACAAACAGTTCTAACTCTACCTCGTCACCGTTGGTAGATATTGAATTGTCAACTTTGATGTCTTACCAATATAAGGTGACAAATGATTCAGCAACTACTTCTAAATACATTTCCAAGACTGTAGAATTGGCTGAAGATTTAGATGCTGAGGATATGGAAATCTTCCTAACTGGTTACCGTCCAAACGGATCTGACATTAAAGTTTACATCAGACCACAAAATGCACAAGACGGATCAATGTTTGAAAACATTAATTGGATAGAGTTGGAACTAGTACAAGGTGCTTCTACTTATTCTTCTAAAAACAATATGGACGACTTTAGAGAATATAAGTACAAAGTAGCTGATGCTAATAAAGATGGTAATGGTTCAATCCAATATACTAGTGACGGTGGTACATTCTCAGGATATAGAAAATTCGCAATTAAAATTGAGCTATTAGCTGAAAGTATCAATGTTGCACCACTAGTTAAAGACTATAGAGGCATTGCGTTAACATGATGAATAATTTAGTTAGGGATCAGAATTCAAACGCCATATTGAACACGGACGTTCAATCTCTTAATAAATATAAAGCAGAGAGGGCATTTCGTAAAAAGGTTGAATCTTTAACTAAAGAAGTTAATGACCTTAAAGAGATGCTAGAAAAAGTTTGTGAAAAATTAGATAAGATAGAGAACAACTAATGGCAAAGTCAACTATTCAAAATATTACGGTAACTCAAACATTTCAAAACTGGTTTGACAAAACCAATGAAATGGTTGACTTATTTAGAGACCAAGTAGTTACAGCAACAGCGACCGGCGATTTAACTGTAGGTAATGTAGATCTTCAAGGTACTCTGCAAGCTAATACAGTTATCGCAGATATCGAATTAAAATTTGATAGAGCTAGTGCGTTTACTACCGGTGAATCTATTACATTTGGATCACCAGTAGTTATTAACGGTACTTCTTCAAAAGTTGTTTCAACTTACAATTATGCATCTGGTGGGCCAGTACAAAGATTTAGCGATGGTACTGTTTCTTGGGATGTTGGTTTTGAAAATTCAAATGATCACAACTTTATTATTAATACAGGTTTAGGCGCAACTAAACTTGAACTTTCTACTGCAGGCACATTAACAGTTCCTAATTTAATCGTTTTAGAAAACTTTGATATCGCTGGTGATTTGACTGTAGCAGATGGTAGTACATTAACTCTAGATTCTTTGGTTGCAAATACAGCAACTATTACTACTGCCGAAATAGATTCATTACAAGTAAATGAAATGATTGCTAATAAGTTTACTGGTGACATTTATCATCCAGCAGCAACGGGTGGTAATGGTGAAGGTAAAGTATTAGAGAACGGTGGTCCTGCTGCAAATATTCCAGCAACATTCTTTGGTAACGTTCAAGGTACAGTCAGTTCATTAACTAACCACGATACCGACAGTCTAAAAGAAGGCAATGATAATCTTTACTTCACTACTGCAAGAGTAAAAGGTGCATTAACTTCTGGTACCGGTGTCGGTATTATTGCAGATCCAAATAATTCAGCCAAAACTCTTATTTCTATTGGACAATCAGTTAACACAAATGCTAATGCAGCATTTAAAACATTAACACTTAATACTGGTGAAGCTGATCCAAGCGCTCGTGATAATAAAATTTATTTAAATGGCACCAATGGTACTATTGTTGCAGAAGGTGATATTACTGCATTTGGTACAGTATCAGATATTAACACTAAAGAAAACATTAAGTCAATTGAAAATGCTTTAGATAAAATTTCTAAATTAGGTGGTTATACTTTCAACTATAAAGGTAAAAATGAAAGAATGACTGGTGTTATTGCTCAAGAATTATTAGAAGTTCTTCCTGAAGTAGTATATACAACTAAAAATCCTGAAACTGAAGAAGAAACTTATGCTGTACGTTATGGAAATATTGTTGGACTATTAATTGAAGCAATCAAAGAACTTCAAGAAAAAATAGATAAAAAATAAGAAATCCTTTTGCTTTGTTATGCGACGGTTCCTCTAAAATTTCATTATAAATAATAAGAAAACACACATTAAGGGTATTAAAGAATGTCAAAGATTTCAGAATTAGGACCGATAACAGGCGCGAATACCAGATCAGAAGACCTTTTCGTTATCGTTAACCTCATTCAAGGTGATGATGGTACTAAAAACATCACAAGAAGAGAGTTAGTCCAAGCCCTACAGTATGAAATTTTCAACAGAATTACTATCACTGGTGGATCGATCTCGAACGTTACAATGTTCGCGTCAACTCTATCTGAGGTAGAGATCTCTAATTCACTATTTGATGTAGGCAATATTACAAACTCAGTATTAGACAACGTCGTTATCACTAATGCGGAAGCTAGAGATGTCGAAATGTCTGATTCGACTATTGCTAATACTGCACTTGATGATGTTACTATTACAAATGCCGTTGCTAACAATATGGCAATTACCGACTCTGATTTCTCAGACGGTACTGGCAATAACGTCGTACTTACTAATTCACAAATCGATAATTCTTTATATAACAATGTTACTATCGAGCAAGGTACTGCAAACGGCCTTATTCTTACCAATATTGAAATCGATGAACTAGTTCTTGAAGATGCGTTAATTTCAAATTCTCAAATTATCACTACTTCATTTTCTAATGGTTCAATCTTTGATGTTACCGTAACTAATACCGCTATTTGGGATACTAATATTTCAAATAGTGAAATTATTACGACTATCCTACGTGATGTAGATATCTATGATTCACGTTTCTCGAATGGTCAAATTTGGGATACAGCAATTGCCAATAGTACTGTACTAAATACAGCTATTGAAGATTCTACTGCTAATAATCTTACAGTCACAGATTCTGCAATTTCTGATAGTACCGGTGTTAATCTAGGTATTACTGGTTCCGTATTTGATAACGGTACATTAGATAATAACATTATTACTAATTCTGATTTCTCAGACGGCACTGGTAATAATAACATCTTTACCAATACTACAATTGATGAAGGTACAATCCAAAATTCTGTAATTGCTAATACTGCATTCCAAGGTACTATGAATGATGTAGTAGCTCAGAATATGCAGATTACCAGTTCTTCAGCTTCTGATTTAACACAAACTAAATCATCTTTTGATGGTGGTGTAATTACAAACTCTGCCATCAGTGAAGGTTCAATTTCTAATACAGTAATTGATAATACTCAGCTAGTCGACTTCGATATGGATCTCAAAAATGTTTGGGAACCTAATATGGATGAAGATTCTTACTTCGCTATTAAGAATGTTAAGACTGGTGAAACAGAACAAATTACTTACCGTCAACTTTACAACGAAATTGCCAAAAATACTGAGAAAGCTCTCAAGGTACACGTTTCTGCTGACGGTGATGATAATAGCCCAGGTACAATCCTCAAGCCTGTTCGTACGTTAAAACGTGCTGCTGAACTTGCTTTGGAAAAAGCTGGTGGTAAATACGATCGTAACGATATTGAAAACGCAGTTCACATTTCTGTAGGTCCTGGCACTTATGAAATTGATGAACCAATCTGGCTACCAGATGATTGTTCAATGTCTTCTACTTCTGGCCAATACGCGACACTAATTAAGAAAAAACAAGGTTGGGAAAGAACTAACGGTATCCTAGTTGGTTCTGGTTGTTATCTGCAAGGTTTCTCTTACATGAACTTTGAGGTAGATAACTTTGATTACCCAGAAGGTGGTTTCGCTGTTGCTTATCGTCCAGGTGCACTATTAAGACGTTCTCCATATATTCGTGACTCATCCCAACTTTCAAACTTCAATCGTTTGGATGTTGAACCACCTCTGCAGCCTTTCAACTCTAAAGGTACTATTGCTGACCTTGGACAAGAAATCTTCATGGAAGTTGGTCACAGTGTTGAAGACCAATGGGCTGAAGGCGATGAAGTTACTTTCTCAAGTGGTGCTAAAGGTTTCATTTCTTGGGCCACAGATGTAGATTCAGATAGCCGCATCTTTGTGCGCAATCTAAAAGGCGCTATTGAAGTAGGCGATATGATCTACACTGAGTCAGGTGGTACAGGTCAAATTAAAGAAATTGGTATCGATGACTTCCCTAATAGACTAGTTGGTCGCGGTGGCGGCTGTCTACTAGCTGATAGACGTGTTCTCGATCCTGATTCACTTTACACATATGTACTATGTTTCGGTTTCACGCCTCGTACTCAAAACGGTGTTGGTTACGTTGCTCGCGATGGTGCTGGTGTTAACGGTATCGGTTCTCTATCAATCTTCGTACGTACTGCATTCTATGCATTGAACGGCGGACAGATGACATTGAACAACTCTGGTACTCAGTTTGGTGACATCTCAATGCGTGCTAAAGGTTCTACTAATATCTTTACACCACCTGAAACAAGTGCTACTCTAGTTGCAAACTCTTCATTTGCTGCAACTCTAGATGTAAATCGTCAAGAAATTATTGAAGATACAATCAACTTCCTACAAGCTAATACTGCTAATGGCGGTTTAGATTACCAAGGTTATGACGCAGAAAAATGTATGCGTGATACTGGTATTATTGTAGATAATGTTGGTTACGATGTTGCTCTCAATTCTAACTACTGGGGTCGTCTAAACGGTATTACTTACCGCAGTCCAATTTCATATGTCGTAGTCAATGAGCAACTTACTGAAACTGTTGGCGCTAACCAATATCTCAAGAGCGAAATTAATAGAATCTTCCAAAACGCAGATCCTGAAGTAAATCAGCGTGTAGGTGTTTCTCTTGATGAAACTCTAAATGTTCTACAAAATGGTGAACCTGCTGCAAACCCAATTCAATTTGCAGATACAGGTGATAGAGCAAGAACTAATGCTCGTGAACTTCTCCAAGATAACCGCGATCTTATTATTGAAGGTATGGTTGATTGGATTGATAATAACGATCAGTTCTTTGCTTACGATTCTGCTACTTGTCGCAGAGATATTCAAGAGTTTATCCTACCTTCTGTTAAGTACGATATGCTTCTTGATACAAACTACAACACAATCACGGCTGGTCGTGCATACTATTATGCTCAAGCAAAACCAGTTGTAGAAGCTCAACGTAATGAAACAGTATCTGCTTATGAAAGACTACGTTTAACTACTGACGAAGTTGTTCAAGCTAACTCCGCTATTGCTGCTGCAAGAACCAAAGAAAAATTCGATGGTCTAATCGATATCATTGACGGCAAGCACGCTCACGTTGAAACTCTCGGCGATGGCGTTAACCCACGTTCAGAGCATAAGTTTACTCCAACTAATGTAACTTACGATCCTTCAACTGGATTAGCTGTTATGACTATCGGTGCACACCATGCGTCTGAAATGTCAGTTGGCAGAACTGTTCTTCTAATGCCAGAAAGTTTGGTATTTACATGCGCGAGCGATAATAATACAATAGAATATGCTCATCCACGTAAGACTGATCCTGCTTATAAAGCAGTTCTACCTGTTATTGCAGTTGGTTCTGATTCTATTACAGTTAACGTTGGATCTACAGGTTACTCTTCTGAGCATACGTTTGTAAGAGCAGAAGATGGAGCAATTTCGGTTATTGCTGATTCTATTACATTTAGTGATAATGCTGCAATTGATGTTAACAAACGTAACGCTCGTAAACAACTACAAAATAACAAAGAGTTTGTCCAAGATTACATGATGACTTGGGCTGATAATGAATGGTTCTTCTACGATAGCGCTAAATGTCAGCGCGATACATTAGAATACATTCTTCCAGCTGTTAAACGTGATATGACAACTGGTACAAACTTTAACTCTATCCAAGCTGGTATTGCTTACAAGCAAGGTATTAGTACTGAAGTTATTAATAATCAGTTAACAGAAACATTAGGTGCTTACAATCATCTTAAAGCTGAAACTGCTGCGTTGTTACCTGCCGGTATTCCAACAGATCGTGCTAATGCTGCGTTTGACGAGTTTACTCATATCATGCAGAACGATAACTTGTTTACACCAACTGATGCAGTTTATGATCCAGTTTCTGGCGATATTGAACTTACTATTGGGGCGCACAACATTCCAGTTGGTAAATGGATTTCGATCGCACCTGAAAGTATTACGCTCGAGTGTGGTTCACCTGCTCAACAAATTGTACACCCACGTACAACTGATCCTGCGTATAAGACACCAGTTCGTGTAACTGCTGTAACTGCTACTTCTATTACAGTTAACGTAGGTAATGCAGGTGGTTATACCGAAGCTCATACATTTGTAAGTGCTACTGAAAACTGTATTGATACTAATGCAATCTACTGGACTGATGCTGCAAGAATTGTAGATTTCCATGTGCCAGAAAATGCTACTTATGATCCAGTAACTGGTGAGTTTGTAATTACTATTACAGGACATAGTTTAGCTATCGGTGAGCATATCCAACTTAAGCCTCACAGCTTTGTAATGGAATGCAATGGTGAAAATATTTCTCACCCACGTATTGGTGATTTTGCCTACGACATGCCATTAGAAATTACTGCTGCTGACGCTAATACAATTACTGTAAACGTTGGTGCCGCCAATGGTTATACCGGAGCTCATACATTTATAAGCGCAGAATCTGATGCTGTAATGAGAGTATATGCTAATACTCAAGGTGCATACGCTGCTAAACAACTAATTGCTAACAGAACATTCATCCAAGAAGAAATCAAAGCTTGGTTAGCAAGCAACTACTTTGTATATAATGATGCTAAATGTCAACGTGATACTGGACTAATTCTAGATGCTGTACAACGCGACGTACTAACTGGCTCTAACGTCAACTCAGTGTTTGCCGGTTTGGCTTACCGTTCAGGTAATGCTTCAACAGAAAATGTCGTTACTAATCAGTTAACAGAAACTGTTGGTGCACTAACTTGGTTAAGAGATGAAGTTGCAGGTATTGTATCTGCAGGTGGTGCTACTAGATCAAATGCTGCATTCAATGAAATTATTGATATTATGAATAATGGTATTGTAGCCGCTGACGCTATTTCATTCGGTACTACTTACGTGTCAGATGAAAACTTAGAAGCTCGTCAGATTCTACAAGCCAACAAGCAATTCATGATTGATGAAGCAACTGCATTTATTGCTGAGAAATTCCCTTCACTAACTTACGATGTTGCCAAGTGTGAAAGAGATCTTGGTTACTTTATTGATTCAATTTCTTGGGATATTCAACACGGCTCAACTGCAGCTACTGTTAATAACTCAAGATTGTACTTCGATAACGCAGTAAGTGTACTAGGTAATAATGAGAAAGTTCCAACTGCTAAAGCTTACAAGTTCCTAGCTGGACTAGCGGTTGAGATTCTAAATGCTCAAGAAGTTGATAATAGAGCTACCAACGTTGTTCAGGATTACAATGGTGCTGGTACTTCTAATACACCAACCAATGCTACTTATGATCCAGTAACTGGTGTAATGGTTCTAACTTTAGGTGCAGGTCATGGTCTTGTAAAAGGTGATTATGTAACTATTGACAAATTATCTATTACACTTGAGTGTGGTTCACCTGCTCAGCAAATTGTACACCCACGTACAACTGATCCAATCTACAACAATCCAGTACGTGTAGACGCAGCTGATGCAACAACTATTACTCTACAAGTTGGTAACGCAAACGGTTACACAGAACCACATACTTTTGTAAGTGCTGCTACAAATTGTGTAAGAAAAGCAACTACTCCTGTTATCGGTGAAGCAGTTAGATCTCTATTTGAGATTGTTTCTGATCTAGTATGGGGTGACGAGTTTGCTGAATTGCCAGTTGCTATTGAACCTAACTACTCTGCAAATACTGCTGGTTACACTACCGAAATGATTGATAACGCATTTATTATTTCTGGTTCAAAACCTAAGTATCAAACTGAAGTTATTGACTTCATCAGAGAAAATTACAATGGTCTTGCATTTAATCAAGATCTATGTTATCGTGATGTAGGTTATATTGTTGATGCTGTAGCTGAAGATATTGAATATGGCGGTAACGATGCATGCGTAAATGCCGCGCATTACTACTTTAATAATGCACTTAATATTTTGCCTGAAGATCAGCGCGAAGTAACTAGAATGACCTACGAGTACCTCAGTACTGTTGTAGAAGACATTGTTACTGAAACTGCTATTACACCTACAGCTGGAAATAGCCTTACTCAGAACACCTCTGGTATGCCTGCAGATGCAACTACCGGTATTGCCGCATTAGATTTGGTTGAAATTGTAGCTGGTAATTCAGATGATATTTCTCCTGCATCTATCCCTGATCCTATTGCTCCAGTAGTAATGCCAAGTAGAACATTTGCTCGTAAAGCACTACAAGCAAACCGTGACTTTATCCAAGACGAAGTTGTGGCTTACATTGATAGTCAATACTTTACTATTCAAGATGAAAAATGTGCTCGTGATGCAGGTTACATGCTAGAAGCTGTTAAGCGTGATGTAAGAACTAATTCTGATTACAACTCAAGAATTGCTGGTAAAGCTTATCGTTCAGGTACCGCTGGTACAAACATTGTAATTGAAAAAGAAATTGCAGAAACAATTGGTGCTATTAAGTTCCTTCAAGCTGATATTGAAACCCATCTATCAGGTACTGCGCTAACTGTTGCCCAAAGAGCGTTTGATAATATCATTGACTCTATGTTAAATGATTACGATGCTAGTAATGCAAATTACGATTTTGGTCAAGCTCAAGCATCTGCGTCGCATGGTAATGCTACAACTGCACTACAACTTAATAGAACATTCTTGAGAGCTGAAGCAATCGCTTACATCAATGTTAATTACCCATCATTGACTTATGATAATGCTAAATGTTCGCGCGATATCGGTTACTTGGTAGACGCTATTTCTTATGATGCAAGACATGGTAGTAATCAAGCAACTCGTGATTTCGCTAACTTGTATTTCTCGAATGGTAATTCAGTTTTACCTGTAGACCAACAAACAGAAACTGCTGCTGTATTTGCTCATATTGGTGCAGTTGCAGAACAAGTTGTTCTTAAGCAAGCAGTTACTAAATCTGCAGGAAATACTGAAACACAACAATTCTTGTTTAATGATGTATTAGCCCCAGAAGCTCAAGCTATTCAAGATCTTGCTGATATCGTTGCTGCTGTAATTACTGCTAATACAGTTGATGCGATCCCAGCTGAAGTTGAAGCACAAGTTACATCACCGGGCGCAACTGGTTATGATTTTGAGACAGAAGCTGCTATTATTGAAACTCGTATCCCAGTACTACAAGCTAACTTGCTACCATACTTGTCAAGAGAGTTTGCTTACCTCGAGTACAATAAAGTTAAATGCCGTAGAGACATCGGCTACATGGTTGATGCTATTTCTCACGATATTCAATATGGTGGTAATTCTGCGATGTGGAATGCTGCTCAAATTTACTTTGTAAATGCAGTTAACCTATTACCATTTGAACAGCGTGAACCAACTAAGAGAGCATTTACTAGATTGGCTGATGTAGTATACAGCATTATTCGTAACGAAGTTGTTGCTAAATCTCCACGTAATACTGCAACTCAAGAATTCAAGTCACTAGTGGCGAGAAGAAGAGTTGCAAATGAAGCTAAAGATCTTGCTCTAATGGTTGCAGACATTGTTGACGATAATAATCCAACTAATCTACCGCATAGAGCAGAACCTCAAAACACTTGGTTTAGTGCTCTATTACAAGATGCTAAACAAATCATTGACCGTGCTCAAGTTGAATTGACGCAAAATATGATTAACTTTATCTCTTCTGAATACAACGGTATTAGTTATGATAAAGCTAAATGTCGCAGAGATGTTGGTTTGATGATTGACGCTGTATCTCACGACGTTAACTACACAACTAACTTTGCTATGAGATTACC